CACATCGTTCCAGAACTTCACAATGTATGCAGTCATGATTGACCAGTACATCATTTGAGTCCCCTTTCCATAGCGTTTTGCATGGCCTCTGTCTTCTTGTCAGAGCCAGCGCTGGAGCCGAAGTAGTAGCTAACAACTTGGTCTGCTTTGGCGCTGACGTAGCCGATCAGCGTGCCGACAATGCCGGACATCACTGGGTCTTTGAGACCCTCGACCAATCCCGCAAGAACCATATACACCGATGTCAGGAAGCCGCCAATGATGAGCGCAGCAAGAATGCGAGGAGTCCAGTCTTTGATCGCAGCTTCTCTGTCTCGGGCTGACTTTCTGTCATCCATCTCGATACGCTTGATGTCAACCTCAAGCTCTCGCATCTTGACCTCAAAGTCGAGGTTGGCTTTCTTCAATAGCAAGAGTTGGTCTGGCGTTGCACCAGCAACTGCTGCCGCAATTTTCGACTCGTCTGCTGCCTCGTCTCCGAGAAGGATGGTTGCAATCGTCTTGGCTGCAATGCCACCCATAGGGCCGCCGAGCGCGGCCCCCAGTGTTGGAGCAACTGCTCCGAGAATTCCTTTTGCTGCTCCCCATAGGTCTGCCATGATCTTCTCCTTATGAAAGTTCAAAGTGCGGTGCGTCAATGAATGGACGCTTGTTTGATTTGCGGCAGAAGTCGATGTAGTACATCATCGCCTCCTCCATCGTTCCCCTCCACATGCGGATGTCAGGAACATTCCACGCAGCGCCCCATCTGATTGCCACGTTCTTTTCGATTGCAGCCTGCTTCATCGCATCTGCGATGTCGTCGTAGAGGTTGTGCTCCCAACTGAGACGACCATCAATGTAGGCAGCCAAGTCCACTGCCTTGCCGGTGATGTGCTTCGAGTTCATAGTCTGACTTGCGCCAGACTCGACGAGTTTCTTTTGCTCTTCCGGCGTTCTCAATCCCTGCGTCACACCAAAGTCGATCTTTGTGTACTCAATCGCCAGCTTGACGACATCGACAAGGTTCTTGTCGACGCCCTCAAGCCTTTGCTTGCTTCGTTCAGATAGTGCGAACATGGCTGCTCCTTACTTGAATGGATCACCGCCGAATGGGTCTTTGCTTCCACCGAACGGATCGTTGGACATACCGTCAAAGTACGCTTTCTTCTTGCCGCCCTTGCTTGGTTGACCCATCAGGTCTGCGGCTGACTCTCGGAAGTCTCGGCTTCCACCAAGAACAGGGATGCGCGACGCAACCACTCGTGCGGCCTCGCGCTTCTGACCATTGGTGTCTGCGCCAGCAATCATGTCTTGCACGCCGCCAGCGACCTTGAAGCCACCGTAGGCAACATCGTAAGACGGGCCGAGGATTGTGCCCATCATGCGGTTGAAGCCGTAGTTGCCGTTGTCGATCTGAGCGGCTGAGTTGAAGAACAGTTCGCCAACAAAGCCAAGGCCACCCATCGCCATCAAGCCCTCAACATACCAAGCGACCGCTTCGTACTTGTCCTTGATGTCTTCCTTGTCGACCAAGCCAAAGCCGACAGCAGCCTTGCCGACAACCGTCTTGTCGAGTGAGCGTGCACGCAGTTCTGGGCTGCGCTCGTCTTGACCGCCACGAGACTGAACAATGTCTTTGACGGCTAGAGCGGAAGCGCCGAGAGCAGAGCCTGCCGTCAGCATGTAGATCAGCGGCTTGGCATTGCCTTGCTTGGCTTCGTCCATGACGTAGCTGGTGAGACGACCCATCATTACTGGGTACGACTTCAACTGGTAGACCATTGCACCCCAAGGAGTTTGTGCCCACAACGGAACATCGTTGGGGTCAGGGGTGAAGATCGCTTCGTTCGTGAACTTCATGACGGCGTAGCGCACTTGCGGGTTTTGCGCATAGGTGCGGATGTCGTCAACGCGAGGAGCACTCGGGCTTGCAAAGTTGATGTGACCGTCTGGCAGGTCTCGACCAGCCATGCCGTAGCGCTCCAAGAAGCGAACGGCTGTCTTGTAGCGTGCGCTGTCTACCGCGCCATTGTTGGCGTACTTGCGAGCAATCTCGATCTCAGACTTGAGGGCGTTGAAGCCAACCAGTGCTGCCACCTCACGCTGCATGTTCGTCCAAGGAGTTAGCAGTGTCAGGTTGAAGAAAGAGTTGCTGAAACGCTGAGAGCCATCGCCAGCCATATTGACCATGCGGTCGTGGATCAGGTTCTCGATGCCCACGCCAATGTCGCGAGCGGCGTTTCGGTAGGAAGGCTCTGCCCTGTACCACTGGCTCATGCCCTTTGCCCACGCTTGGAAGTTGCCAGAGCGGACGAGAGGCAAGACTGCATCAGGGATAGACGACAGAGTCGTGAAGCCCAACAGAGATACGGAGTTGAATGCACGCAGCTTGCGGCTTGCTTGGTAGATCAAGCCAGTGCCGTCAGTGCCGTCGATTGGGCGCTGGTTCAGCACGTTGACCATGTTGTCCATGAAGCGCAGGTCAGAAGCCGGGACAGGCTTCTTGAAGTCAGACAAGGCGTTGACCACCGCGTCGATTCTGAGACGAAGGTTTGATGCCATCGCCTCATCCATGTTCCCGAAATCGTAGTTGCTCAGAAGCTCCATCTTGGCGCGGTGCTTCATCTGCGCAGACGATGCGTTGGTGTCGCCCAGCATGTTGGTGACCTTCTTCACCAAGTCTCTGGTCTCCTCTTCGCCCAGCTTGATTGCGGGGACGATCAGGTTCTCAACGTCAGCAGAATGGAAGTATTCGCGGCGGTTGACGAAGATGTTCTTGTTGGAGCGCAACACGTTGACGGCTGCATCAACACCCATCTCTGCAACAGCGCGGTATGCGTTGTACGCATGACCGCCAGCGCCGAACTCTTTTGCGAGTGTCAACTTGCGAGTTGTCTTGTTGTAGTAGCGGGCCAAGATTCCCTCAAGGTCATTGACCATGAAGGGGGTGAAGGCGGGCATGTCGCTTGCCTTCAAGTTGATGAACCGCTGGTAGAACGGATTCGAGAACTCGCGGTGAATGACGGAGTCAGCCGCCAAGTGACCGTCGTTGTCCAGAATCTTGTTGAAGATTTTGGTAGCCAACTCGTCTGCATCACGAGGGTCAAATGCGTCTCCATTCATGCGGTGATCTCGCATGATGTAAGAGCGCAACTCTTTCAGGAACGAATTGGGGTTCTCGCGAATTGCCTCCGCATCCCACATCTGCGGCACATAGGTGTCGGTGTAGCCGCGCATCGTTGCATCGCCGACAGGGATGCCAGCAGAACGCAGGCGCTCAAGCTCCGAGCGGAACGTGGTTTGGATGCGCTCTGCGATCATGCGCTCTTGCGGGCTGAGACGAGCCATTGCCTGACGTCCTTGGCGCATTGCATCCAAGATTCTGGTGTGCGACGCAGGCTGACGAATCTTGATGTGAGAGCCAGCGGCTCCGCCAGCAATCATTCCACCAAGACCACCAAGCACAGTTCCCACCCCGGGAAGTACGGCGCTGCCAGCGGCTGCGCCGCTCAGAGTACCGCCAACCAGAGGCATGGAGATCAAGCTCTTCTTGAACCATCGACCAACAGCATTGCCTGAATCTGGCAAAGCGCGAAGCTCAGACAGTAGCGGCTGCAAACGAGCAGAAAGGTCTGAGTTGTGACGGTCGTAGATGCTGCTTCCGGTCTGACCTTTGATTCGGTTTGCAAACCAGTGAGCGCCGAGACGACGGAGCACGGAAGAGTTTTCGCGGAGCACGTTGCCAACGGTGTTGGCGTGCACTACCTTCACGTCTTCAAGATCAAGCTCTTGCTTGCGGGTCATCTTCTTGACAACGCCTTGCAGCGCATCTGGGATGCCGAGTCGCTGAACTTCGTGACCAATGCCAACGTAGTCTTGGCTTGTGATGGTTCGGTTGAACGACTCCATCTCGTCTGCAAGACGATGAGTGATGCCCATGAGTTCGTCGCCAACCGTGCTGTTGTAGATGCCAGCACGCTCGTAATCGTATGTGTCTGCGTCGATGTGCTTGACTTGGTTGCTGTCAAACAAGACCATCGCGTCATGCTGACCAAGGCCATCAGGAGAAGGCTCGCTCACATGGTATGAGTCATAGCCAAGCTCGCGCATTGCAGATTGAAGTTTCGCTTTGGCTTCGGCAGAGTTGACAGCCAATCCATCACGAACCATTGCGCTCTCCGTCAGCATCTCGAACAGGTCGGAGCCGCTGAACTGAGACGGAGCCTTGTTCACAATATCCTTGAACGCAGAGTCGGTCATGTAGTTGTGGTTGACCAAGTAGTCACCGAGCCACATGATGTTGTTGCCTTCTCCATTGAAGGAGTAGAACACGCCATCCCTGAAGTCGAATGACTCAGCCGCATGAACAAACAGCGGCATGACCTTCGGGTTGTATTTCAGGCCGGTTGCGTTTTGCAATGTAGACCATAGCGCGTGCTCTTCGGCGATTGCGTTTTGCAAAGCCTTCTGTTTGTTCAGAAGCCCAAGCGCGGAGTCATCTGGATGCAAGTCTGCGATTGACTCGTTGTCCATGGATGTCTGAGCGCGACGCTTTGTTTGCTCAGAGTACCCAGACAAAGTCATCTCTCGACTCATCTCGTCGATCTGATTGCGTTTCTCAACAATCATCTGCGCAAGCTCGTAGCCTTCGCGTCGTTTTGCGTCGAGCGGAGTTGCGTCGTCGATCATTCTGCGTATTGACGCAAGATGACCTGCTTCCGAGTAGTGCTTGCCAAGAGCCTGCGATTTGCTGACGTAGACCCCGGGGCCGAACAATGCGTCTGGCGCAGACGGTTCGAGGATCGGATCGAGCAAGCTGCCACGCTCCATGGCTGAACCATTTGGCGTGCCATGGTAGTAGATGAAGTCCATCAGGTCTTCGTTTGGAGAAGCCATGGTGAACTCGCGAGCCATCGCTTTCTTGGTGGCATCCATGGATGTCACGACATCGCGGGCATAGTGTGGCGCAATCGACGCCATCACAGAGTAGTTGTTGGTGTTGTCGACGGCAGCCTTGAACGGAACCTTCGTCTTGTTCATGGAGAACATGTCTCCGTAGAAAGTCAGACGACGGAACTGCTGACGAACAGTGTTCTTCTTCAGCAGGCCGTTGACGATGTAAGCGACGTACTCAATCAAGCGATCAGCCAGTGCGCTCAGTTGACCGCGCAAACGCAGAGGCTGCTCTCCGTTGCGAACTGCAAACATGTCGCCCTTTGCGACTCGCTCGCCGAGGTACTTCGCCCAACCTTCAACAAACCACTCTTGAGCAGAACGATGAATGTCGCCAGCGCCGTACTTGGCTGCGATCTGCATCGCTTCGCGATTGCCCTTGATGAGGGCTTCGCTGTATTGCTTGGCAATCGTTTCCAACTGATCTTGATCGAACGTGGCGCGAACCACCATGTGACCGATCTCGTGCATCAAGTCGAATGGATCGCCAGTGCCGGAGCGCAGGCCAATAGCATAGCGGCGCAGGTCTTTGCGCAGCAAGTTGAAGCCCTCTCCGTCGAGTTGAGACATCTCCTTGAATGCTCCCCTCACGTCTTCAGGGGCGGTCAGGCCAGCCATGCGGTACACATCCTCCACAGTCATGAAGGTTGCGTTGTTGTTGACCAAGCCCTTTTCGGTACGTCCCATCAGGTTCAACATGCGATACGCCATGGTGCGCATGGTGTACTCGGATGCTTTGTCACGATGAGTCAGCTTCATCAACGCTTCGCGGATGGCGACAGGCGCTGATGGAGGGATGCCGTTGTCTTTGTAGACGCCGATGTGCTGCTTCGTCTCAGTGTGCAGCGCACCGCCAACCCGGCTGTCTTGTGGCAGCAGGAACGGATCAGACTTGTCGCCAAGCCGCATCTGACGTGCGCGTAGTTCAACCGCAATCATGTCGACGCGAGCAGGGTCTGCTTTCTCAAATGCAGCAATCAGACCGTTGACCAACGACTTGTTGGAGCGATCAGCCAGTTGTGAGAACTGCGCTGGGTCGTAAGCCTGCGCTGCTTTCGTGATCTCTGGCGAAGAGTTGATCTTGCGCATGAGTTCAGCAGAGAAGCCTTTGAAGCGAGAGTCTTGCGTGCCCATCTCAGCCATGGCCTTGACAAGCTGATTGACAGACATTTCGCGGATAGAGCTTGTAGACGCAGAGTCAAACGTCGCGTTGTTTGTGACCGCCGCGTTTTCCATGATGGTGTCGGCAGCATTGATGAGCGCATTGACGTTGACCTCTGCATTTGCGCTCGTGATTGCCTTGCGGCGTTGAGCACGCTTGCGGTAGATGTTTCCAACTGCGCTGTCTCGTGTGCTGGTGATGACACCATTGGCAAGAATAGCCAGCCCGTCGCCAACATCCGTCTTGGGGAATGAGCGGCGGAACTGCTGACGCAGCGCTGTCTGGGCTTCGTTCAAAACCTCGACCGCTGCATTGCCAAGCAACTGAAGATCAACTGGGTCACCAGTAAAGTTGCTCAGAGCCATCTCTTCCATTGAGCGGTTCTGACCAAATACTTCTGGGCCAAATGTGTCGTCTGCCTCTTGCGAAGCAATCAGTCGGTCAAGCTCCGCCTTGGCAGCATCGTCATCGAGACTGAGTTGGCGCTTGCGCATGTCCGCTGTTGCACGCTGAATGTCGTACATGAGGCGAAGCATCTTGCCGCGAACAAAGTATCCATTGGGGTCGGCAGCCACATCAACCATGTCACCATTGGCGAGCGCCTTTTGACCGATGGTCTCTCCGCCGTCGAACAGACGAACACGACCGCCGCCGCCAGTGCCGTCGGCCTTCTTCGGCAGGCGCATTGATCCGCGCTTGCCTGAGACAGCGAAGACCTCTGAGACGAAGTTGGCGCTGCCGGAGCCGTCTCCAGCCAAGACTGCAAGCAACTCTTCTGGCGTGCCAGAACGAATGGCGTTCTCGATCTTTGCCTTGAGCAGTTCGTAGTCGTCGAGCTTTTTGGCGATGAAGCCGGGACGACCACCAAGAGGTGCGAACTTCTTCGCCACCTTCTGGTACTTGAGGCCGCTCGTCTCCTCGTCGGGCATGATGCGCTCGAAGAGCGGGATCAAGTCCTTGTCGATCAAGTCGTACTCGGAACCCAAGAAGAACTTCTTGAGCACCTCGGTGACCTTCTTGGAGACACGCGCCCAAAGAGCGGCAAGCCCTTCCTTCTCACCGGCGCGACCACTTGAGATGACCCACTGAGCAAACTGATTTGCAAAGAACTCAGCAGCAGACTCAAGCTCATTGGTGGCGGAGCCGGGGAGGCGGCGACGCAGAGATGCGATGTCCACTCCGTCTTGCTTGACGTACTTGCCCATCGCCTGCCAGAACTGCATGCGCTCTTCTGGAGACAAGATGTTGAAGTAGGCCCAGTGTCCGATCTCGTGGGTGGCCTTTGCAAAAGACGGTTGCAGTCTATTGCTGTTGCCATCCATGGTGATGACGTTTCGATCCTTGGTGTCGAGCGACGTGTGCCAAGGAGCAAACGTGGGTTCGCCATTGTTCCCGCCGTTGGCGAATCGAGGCATAGAGCCACTGTCACCAGACAGGCCGCGCAGCACATTGAAGATGGCAGTGGCGTTCTCTCTGTTCTCGCTGCCAAGGATGGCGGAGATTTGGTTCATGGCGGAACGTCGAGTGCCGTTCGGATACTTGATTCCGTGAGGAGCGTACTTAGCCAAGGTGGCGTAGTAGCCAGACAGAATCTCCATGAACTTGCCATAGCTGGCAGTGTCTTTGAATGCTGGGTTCTTCCAGTTTGCAATTTCAAGCTGGACGATCAGGTTGTGCAGGTCAGCAACCGTCTTGATTCCGCTCTTGCGTGCGTATTCAGGCAGGTCGTTTTCGTCAATCGAACGCTCGGCGATCTCGCCGATGGGAATTGGCTGCTTGCTTCCGTCGGTGACATCTGCGTCTTTTGCGTAGGCATGAGAAGACTTGTCGACAACTGCTGCGTCTGCCTTGATGAACGATGCGTCTGGGTCAATGGGCTGGAAGGTGCGTGCGGCAGACAGCTTCGATGTGCCCGGAACAACGTGACCAATGACGTAGGTCTGCTCTGCTTGGCGACCAAGAACTGAGCGTAGGCTGACGTCTTTGGCACGCTCCGCAGGCACGACTCGCACTGTTCCAGCCAACGGGCCAGAGGTGATCTGCACTGCAAACGAGCGACCTTCAGGGATGTCGTGAGACGAAACCCGCGCATCCAGAATAGCATCTGCTTTGCCAGCAGCAATGTCGTCTGCGGTTGGTGCGTCGAGACCTTCTTCCTTTGCGCCCTTGTATGTCTCAGTGTTCTTCCAGTTCTTCTGAACATGCGGCACGCCAGTCGGCGCAGTGGTTGTGACCAGCTTGCCTTGGCGCGAAGCCAGCTTCACCTGCTCCTCGAACAAGTCGGGGAGGCCACGCAAAGCATGCTCCAGCGAGCCGTATGAAACCTGAACTTCTGCGTAGTCGCCAGTCATTGGCTCGATCACAAACTCGCCAGACTTTGCGCCCTTGCGAAGACGAGCTACCGGGTCTCCCAAGAAGTTGACTTGGAACGAGCCGTCTTGGTTGGCTGACATGCGGAAGTTGTTTTTGACGTCAACTTCAATGCCGTCACGGGTGACGACAACCATTGGCTCATTCTTGCCAACAGGCTTGGTGTCTGGGACAACCTCGGCAAGAGAGTTCTTCTTGCGGATATTCGTGATCTCATTTGCAAGACGAGCCTTGTCTCCATGACTCATGAAGCGAGCCATTGCGTCAGCAATCTCGTTCTGCATGGATGCTGCATTGGCGATCTTGCGACCAGCGGTGTCAGCGATGACCGTTGCCACCTCGATGTCTTTGGGTTCAATGACAACGCCGGTTGCATTGGAAACTTCGTGCGCAAGTTGGGCGTCGGTCTTTGGGTTCTCGGAGCGAGCGTTTGCCACCTTGCTCTCAGCAAGCGCCTTGCGTGCTGCTCGCTTGGCTGCCTTGTCTTCAAAGAATGTTGGGTCTGCCTGACGAACGGCATCCTTGACCTTCTTCACCTCGGC